CGCCAGAGTATGAGCAACAACTTATGCAGCAAGCCCAGCAGGCAGCCATGCAGGCGCAGGGCCAGCCGCAAGACGGACAGGCGGCGGCATTCTTGCAGGGTGAGCAGATCAAAGCGCAGACAAGGGCGCAGGCCGATATGATGAAGGCCCAGCTTGATGCGCAGAAGATGGTTATGGAAGACGACCGCAAGCGCGATGAAATGTATCAGCAGATGATGCTGAAGAACGCAGAGTTGCAGGGAAAGTTTGGCTTGCAGGCCAACGAGCAGCAAATTCGGGCTGAGCAAGAGCGCCAGCGCACGATGAATCCGATGGGGGGGGCGTGATGGAGCAATTTTCGCTCATGGACCTTTTGGGGCTGCAACCTTTCAATCCTGAAACAAATAAACCTATATCGTTGCCTGGGGGTATGCAGGCGACCGAATACACGACTACCAGCATTGACCCTAATTCTGGCAAGTACATGATACATCCTCAAATATGGTTTAACGGACAAGAGCCAAAGTACCTACAAGGCGAGGCTGGATTGCAGGCCGCACTGATTTACGAAATGAATGGCGGAAACGCATTCCCACGTTTTGATACGGCGGAAGAAGCTGACGCATGGGCGCGAAGCAGATCGCAAGGCGGCGGCGGCTTGCTTAGCATGGCAGTACCGATGAGCGGCGGAAACTAATATGACGCCGGAAATGAAAGCTGAACGCGCCAAAACAATTCTTGCTGATAGTGTTTTCATTGAAGCATGTAATGTGGTAGAAGAGCAGTATGTTGGGGTATTCAAGTACCCCACATCGTCTGATGAAGACATTATGGAAGCTGCACGAATGATTCGTGCGCTGGCGTTGATAAAGGGGCAACTGCAATCCTTCGTGGATACGGGCAGACTCCTAGAGCGCAAAAAGAATGGAAAGGATCGGCAACGTGCAAGCGACTGATCTTGGAAGTATTGAGGCAGTTGCTGCCTCTATCATTGATGCACCGGTTGAAGAAGAAACCGTTGCAGAAGAATTGACGGAAGAAGTTGAGGCCGTAGAGGCTGACGTTGATGACGTTGATGACGTGTCGGAGGCCGATGACGCTGATGACGCAGAAGAATATGACGAACCCGAGGCCGAGGAGGTTCAGAAGGAGCCTGCGCATGGCGAGCTTTACACTGTAAAGGTGGATGGCAAAACCAAGCAGGTAACCCTAGATGAGCTGACCCGAGGATACTCAGGACAGGCATATATCCAGCAGAACCTGGAACAAGTTGCGGAAGCCAAGAAGGCCATGCAGCAGCAGTATCAGGAGATGCAAAACGAGAGGCAATTCTTGGCAGAATTGCGTCAAAAGGCAGAGCAAGGCCAATCTCTCATTCCGCCTAAACCCCCGTCGAAAGACCTCTTTGAGAAAGACCCAATCGGGTACATGGAGGCCAAAATCAATTACGACGAGGACGTGGCTGAGTATCAAAAGCAGCAGCAAGTGTTGCAGCAGATGGACCAGCGCGAAGCGACGGAAAAGAGCCAAAGGCATATGCAGTATCTGCAACAGCAGATGCAAACCTTGCAGGAGCGTATTCCTGAATTTGCGGACCCCCAAAAGGCACCCGCATATCGGGACAAGATGATCCAAGCTGGCACGAATTTCTACGGGTTTAGCCCAGAGGAATTGAGCGCCGAAGCAGATGCACGAAGGATTGCTGTGTTGAATGACGCGATGAAGTACCGCGAGATGCAAGAAGCCCAAGGCGTAGCACGCCAGAAAGCTGATGGCGCTCGTCCGGTGGTTAAGCCTGGCACTAAGCGCACTGAACGCACCTCACAGGTGAAGAAAGCGCAGCAAGCCGCCTCTCGGATGAAAAAAACCGGCACCGTCGATGACGTGGCCAAATTCCTGCTGAGTTGATAAAAGGAGCCTTAAAATGGGCGTTACAGCAAATACCAATGAGACATATGATGTCTCGACAATCCGTGAAGACCTACAGGACGCGCTGGTTTCGATCAGCCCGACTGAGACCCCCTTCATGACATCTATTGGCCGTCGTGATGTGAAAAACACATACTTTGAGTGGCCAGTGGTCGAGCTTGCTGCGGCAGTCACGACCAACGTGGTTATCGAAGGCGAGTCAGCACCAGGCAACGACGCGCCGACAAACGCAAAGCGTCTGGCCAACTACACGCAGATTTCTGACAAGGTTGTCGAAGTCTCCGACACCGCCGACACTGTAAACGGTGCGGGCGATGCGCAGACTGTTGCCAAGCAGATCGCCTACAAGCTCAAAGAACTGAAGCGTGACATGGAGCAGATGCTTGTTGGTCACAACAACGCAGCGGTTGCAGGTGCTTCCGGCACAGCGCGCGAAACTGCGTCCCTGTCTGCCTTCCTGACATCCAACACCGATCGTGGCGCGGGTGGTGCTGACGGTACGCTGTCCGGCACGACTGAAGGCTTCCCGAACGCTGCCGCTACTGACGGCACACTGCGGGCGCTGACAGAGACCATGCTGAAGGATGTGATTGCATCCTGCTGGGATGCGGGCGCTGAACCTTCTGTGGTTCTGTGTGGTTCTGGCGTTAAGCAGAAAATCTCGTCCACCTTCACTGGATCGGCTACTCGCTACCGCGACATCTCCGACCAGAAGATCGTGGCGTCGATCGACGTTTATGTGTCTGACTTCGGCGACGTCCAGATCGTGCCTTCGCGCTTCATTCGTTCGCGCGATGTGTTCGTTCTTGACCCAGGCATGGCGCGCGTCGCGTACCTGTCCAACACAAAGCAGAAGCCGCTGGCCCGCACAGGCCACGCAGACCGCACACTGATCTCCGTAGAATTTGGACTTCAGGTCGATACTGAGGCCGCCCATGGCGTCATCGCAGATATCAATCCAAGTCTTTGATAATTAAAGACTTTTTGACTGGGGCGGCTTATGTCGCCCCACTTTACCAATGTTTGGAGCGAACACATGAAAATCAAAGTTACAGGCACACGTCGGCCTTGGATTGACGGCAGCCCCCGCCCTGACGGCTGGGAGGGCGAAGTTGACAACGCACTGGGCGAGCATCTTGTTGCCAACGGTTTGGCCGAGATTAAGAAAGGTCGTCCAAAGAGGGATGACGATTAATGGCTTGGCGTCTGACTGACAACGGGGTCATGGAGCGCATGGTTGAAGAGGATGGCAAGCTGCATGTCCAACGCGCTATGGGCGGCCTGACAAACCTGTTTGACCAGAACAAGGCCGAGGCTGACCTGCTGGCCGACCAGAGCGGCATTGGCCGTTCAAACCGGCTGGTTGGACGCATTGACATGGTGACCGCGGAGAAGTGGTCGCGTGAGTGCGGAGCGGCTATCGGAACGGCTGAATTTGCGGCATACTGCAAGAAGAAGATCATGGACGGGGACTTTTCGAAGTTCCGAGTTGAGGGCAACTGACAATGGCTGACGAGCTGAACATCCCAACCCACCGCTGGTATCAAAAACGCAATCATATTCCGCTGGCCAAAGAGGATTTCTCTCGTCAGTTTATTTACGACAGCGGCATCCAGAAGATCGACGCATTTATTGCATTGCAGCCTTGGGCTGATGAGTTCGCTGAAGAGCCATAAGGACTGACTGCATGAACGACGCATTCCCACTCATTGACGCAATCATACAATACCTGATCGTACCTGCGGTCGTATGGGTGTGGATGCTGCACAAAACGCAGAGCTTACACGCGACGGACATTGCGGTCCTGCGGGCCGAGGCCAACGCGCGTGATGTTGCCCGCAAGGAAGAGCGCGAAGCAACGGCAGCGCAACTCGACCAGATTTTGACCATGCTACAGACGATAAACGGTCGGATCGACGGCGTAATGGTAAAGGGCAAAGACCGATGAAGCGCGAGTTTACAAGTTACAAAACGGTCCCAATCTCTATCTGGACTTGGCCGTCCTTCAGCCCCCGCGAGATGGCCTGCAAAGGCACCGGCAAGCTGATTATCAACACAGATGCGATGGACGACCTGCAATCCCTGCGCGACATGCTGGGCAAGCCTTTAATTATCACTTCTGCGTATCGTAGCCCTGAACACAACAAACGTGTCGGTGGCGCAAAGCGGTCTAAACATCTCGAGGGTATAGCGTTTGACGTCCGGATGGACAATCACGACCCTCACACATTTGAAGCAGCAGCGCGTGCTGCTGGGTTCACAGGCTTTGGCTATTATCCCAAGTCTGGCTTCATGCACATTGATACAGGACCAGCGCGTAGCTGGGGCAAGCCGTGGCCGAAGACGCAGACCGAGTGGCCAGTTGAGCCACCACGCCAACCAGAAACGCTGACCGAGGATAAGGACGCCCAAGCAGCGGCTGGGGCAGGGGTAGCAGGCGCATTAGCCGTAGCTGCCGACTACTTGCCCATCCTTGGCGGCTTGGGCGACACAGCGCAGATTATCGCGGTCCTAGCGGCAGCTGCATTCATCGGCTACATTTTGTGGAAGCGAGCGTGAGAGCATATCTGTCTGGCATAGTGGCGGCAATGGTCGCCCTTGGTGCAGCCCTGATCTATGCCAAGGGCCGAAAGGACGCTGACGATGCAAATGCCGTTCAAGACTTCAATGAATACATCAACACGCGCAAGCGGATGGATGAAACCGATGGCCCTTCTGATGCTGACGTCCAGCGGTGGCTGCATGAGCGTGGCAAGTACAAGCGCAATCTGTGATGGGTCGCTTGACCTACGGACGCATCATGCGGCGGCTTTATCGCAGGATGGCGGGTTGCTATCGCAGCGAACAGGGGCGGCGTTGATAAGCACGTTGGACGCGGGTTGCGACGATGCCTAGCCCAACAATAGCAAACAAAGCCATATCGGACGTACAGCAACAAGCCTATAATGCGGTGCAGGAGCATGGCAGTATTCGTGCAGCCGCGAGAGCCTTAAATAAAAACTACACTGGTGTTTATGAGTCCTACAATCGAGCCAAGGCTAAAATTGAGTTGGACCCGGGCGTTGCCGATGCGCTGGATCAGGTCGGCATCCAAGACCCGACACGGGTGCGCGGAGGCTGGCTTAAAACAAAGCACGCCAGCGTCCAGTTTAGTATGCCTAAGATTGGCGAAATTGGCATTGAAGACAGCGCAGAGCGCATCAAGGACGCATTGCAGGGCATTGCCCCGCCAACGCCCATAGACGCCCCCACAGACGCCGCTGACAACCTGCTGACGCTCTATCCCATGCCGGATATTCACGCGGGCCTTAGAACCGACGCACAGACGCTGGAAAGCACTGTTGAGAGGCTTGTCGGCGGAATGCGGGATTGCGTCAGCCGTTCGCCAAAGTCCGCCACAGGTGTCTTGCTGGTGCTTGGGGACATGCTGCACCACAACGACAATGAAAACGCAACGCCCGCGAGCAAGAACGCGCTGGATGTGTTGGCGAGCATTGAGGAAACGGCGCTGGCGATGATTGCGGGGCTTGCCCGCTGCATTGAGATTGCATTGCTTCACCATTCTCGCGTTGTTGTCAGCATTCTCAGGGGCAACCACGACCGCGACGCATACCTGATTGTGCTTTACTCGCTGGCCGAAAGATACCGCAACCACCCGCGCATTGACGTACAGCGCGATGAAGGCGAGTTCTTTGTTATACAGCACGGCAAGTGCCTGCTCGCAGCGCACCACGGCGACAAGGCAAAACCTGAGCGGCTTGTGATGGCGCTGGCCGACGAGTTCCCGCAGCTTTGGGGCGAGACACGGCACAGGTTCTATTACACGGGCCACCTGCACCACCACAAGTCGGCGGACATCGGCGGGGTGCAATGGGAGCAGCTTCGGGCTGTCACCAAACGCGACAGGTATGCAAAAGATAACGCCTACACCGCGAGGTCGCAGATGCAGGCGATTACCTTTGACGATAAGTCTGGCGAAGTCAGCCGCGTAAAGATCAATCTTTAACTATCCGCTTGCAGCCGCTTTACTGATTCGGTAAACCGTCTGCGTGAGCGGCGCTTGAATGAAATACTAAGGTTATGATCTAGCCGGACGTGCTATCGAATGCGCCACATTCTGACTTTCCGCGCCGCTCACACGATTACTCCCCCAACTCCCCGCCCAATGCCATATAACCGCAAGCATCGACGCTGCTGTCGTGGTGCGGCCCATTGCGCAAACGAGCAATCTTGAGCAAAGTCATCATGTGGCACACGTCTGCTGGCGTTATACCAGCATTGGTATATGCCGACCACATTTCAGCAATGACGCCGAAGTTCTCCGCCGGGCTTCCGTAGTGTTCTTGCCGTGGGCCGTTGATAAGGCCGTCAGCCTCAGCCAGAATTTCGCTGCGTTTTGTCATCATATTCTCCAATCGAGTTTGCGTTCTTCTATCTCCCGCAGCAGTTCGTCTGCCTTCGGGTTGTCGTACCGAACGCACGTCTTGTATGCGTTCAGCAGGTGTTCATCGAGCATGTCTTCGATGTAGATTATGTCGTCATGCGACCTCCATCGGTCACGCGGGACGCCTTCTTGTGGATTAGTGTTCATCCGCATACGCATCTCGCACAAAAGCGGTTAGAAGCTCTGCCAGCGACATGCCGCGTGGCAGTTGATTCAGCAGCCACAACAATTCGTCTTCGCTCAAGCCGCTAAGAGCCTGCTTAATGCTGCCACGCTCACAATCCTTTTCTTTCAGGATTAACGTCACTTGGTCGTGACGATTCATTATGGGCTTTGGCGGCAACAGGCCCAGTTCGCGGGCTTTGGTTATACGAGTGCCGACCCAATTTCTGTTCCTATCAAGTGTCTCCCCGATTTGAATGTTATTCATGCCCTTGAGCCGCAGCTCCGCGACCAGCTTTGCGCCTTCAATCTTTGTCATGTTAGTCATTGCGGGCCACCGGGCGCATGGATGTGATTGGTGCTGAAGTGTAATTGCAATGCACTTCGACCTCGTTGCCGAGCGCCTCGAAGTTTCGTGCGATCAGCTCACCATCGCGGACGCACTCCATTGGCTGCGTCGTCACGAATGCCTCGCCCGTGTATGGGCCTGACGTGATGATGAATGTGATAAATGCTAGTTTGTTCATTATTCCGCCTCCGAGATGAGACGCAATAAAATGTCT